CTTTGGCATTCGGATACTGGTATTGTTGTGTCTAGTGAAGGCCCACAAACTGAGTATGCGAAATTTACAAAAGATACCGAGTCTAAGTCGATTTATGTCGAACTTAAAAACCCTTCTAATGTGGAGTCTTATCCTATTATTCGTATTAAGAATAAAACTAACATTGGTTGGGTTGGTATCGTAAATCAAAATGGAGTAATGGAATTGGGTTCTTCGACTTCAACTGAGGCTGGTACACAATCTTATACCGATGGTAGAGGCTCTGAGACATTAATCCAGATTAAAAGAGGAGACTTTGGTCCTAAAGGATGGGGTCTGTTACAAGAAGGTCGACATGTATTTGGTGGACGTGCTTTGTTGGGTGTAGATCCTAAAAACGATACTAGGACTCAGATTGTTAATAGACTTGTTGTTAAAGAAATGAACCATAGGTCTGAAGGACAAGATTACACAACGTCTGGCGTACATTATCCAGGTGGAGATGAACCTAAATCTGGAAATGTAAGTTGGGGTGAAGCTATCGGATATATCGATATCCCAGCAGACCGAGATGGTATTAAAGGCGGTACTGACTTCCGTGTCGATTTCAATGCCAAATTCCATGCTTTACAATTAGGTAAATCTGGTGTTATTCGTATTGGGGTCCTCTCTAACAAGAATGAAGTTATTGCTGAATACGAGTTGGTTAAAAACGATACTCGTGGTAATGATATGTATTGTTCTTTCATGGTGGACGAACAAGGTGACCAAAAGTGGTATGAAATGAAACATTTTCATGCTAACGATGGTGAGTACGAACCAGCCAATAGGTCGTTTAATACTAAAACGGGTGATGCTTGGTTTATGAAAGAAGGTTCTAAGTTGACTTTCTTCCTTGACAATCATTACTACAACTACACAAATGAGAAACTAAAAACCATGAATTTCTCTAAAATAGTAATTCAGATGGGTCACTATTATGGTGTTCAGGAAGTCGAAATCATGTGTCTTGAGTCTTTGAGTTTCACTAAACTTAACACAAGACGATATGCTCTGGTAGATAACAAATACAAAGCAAATTCTATTATCACAATCGATAATTGGAATGGTGAAATTTGGCTATCTCCAGATGGTACTTCTGAAAAAGGTTATGTTTCTCAATCAGAACTCGTTAAAGGTTCTAGTTGGATTACTCTTCCTAAGGGTAAATCTAAATTACAATTCAGTTTCTCTCCATGGATGAAAGGTGAACTACCTGAAATCGAGATAGAGTTTAACGAGCAATATCTACAGTAAAGGAAAAATCAAAATGAGGATTACAATTCACAATAATAATCTGGAAGTTGTCGACCATCTTGATAACTCCATCCCAGGAAGTTTGAAGTTTTATAACGACACTCTAGAACAATATTTGAAGGGTGATGCTGCTACTTTTGACTTCACTGTTGATAAATTTGTAAATGAAAAATTACAAGAAAGACTGCAACATTTAAAAGCAAATATGTATGTGTCCTTCTCATTTGATAATAAGGATTACTTGTTGTCAGTGCGAAACATGACACAAAATGATTACCATATTACTTTTCAATGTGAAAATGCGTCTATGGAATTGCTTAACGAATACCCTAAAGAATTCAAACAAGACGAGAAGAAACCTACGTCTTATACATTTGAAGAGTATTTGGATATTTGTCAAGCATTGACTTACACAAAATTGCGTGTAGATGTTAACGAGATTACACTAGAAAAAAGAGTATTATCTATTTCTAGTTCGACTAATATTTATGGTACTATTCTTAACCTAGCAGAACAATTTGGAGCAGAGTGTGAAATCATTCCTACAATGTTTCCAGATGGTCGAGGGTTGCAAGACCTTAAATTAAATATCTACAAGGCAAAGACTTATACTGATTTATATTCAGGCATTGGTACAAATCGTGAAGACGTAATCCTATTTATTGATAGACATGTCACTAGCGTATCATATTCTCATGATAGGACACAACAGTATACTGCTTTGCGTATTAAAGACAAAGATGGTAACTACTTCAAACCTAAAAAGAATATGATTGTAAAGCATGCAGATGGTAAACATAATGAGTTTTACATGATGCGTAATTCTCATACAATGTATGCTCCATTAGCAATGCTAGAATATCCATCTATGATTCACTTGAACGAGTGTGATAACTGGACGGTTAAAGAAATTAAGACTGATTTAGACCCATCCGATTATGATGGATTATATAATGCTGGTATTAAAGCATTGCGTGAACATGCTTACGGTGTTAAGAAATACACCATTCAATTAGACGGCACGAAAGTACGTAATAAATACAACATTAATGTTGGTGATATTATTTACATCTCAGATAACAACTTCTTAAATGGGTTGTTGCTGAGAGTTCGTGTTGAAAAGATTTCTACCACACTATCTAAACCATCAACATACAAGATTGAAGTATCTAATATTGTTGAAATGGCTAGTCAGTTAACGGGCGCTATGTTGGACAAGTATGCTCGTATGATTGAAGATGCTAAACCATATACAATGAGTGTCCTCACTTCGAACGGTGTTGCGTTCAAGTCCCTCGATGATGAGACTCGTCTCTATCCTAGATTGTATAAAGGTGGCAAATTACAAAAAGAAGATACTGGTCGCTATTTTACTTATGAAGTAAATGACCAAGTTATTGGTTCTGGTGATTTTCTAGACATTAAGTCTAAAGATTATGCTGGACAAGAAAAGATTGTTGTTAAAGTTAAGGGTTGGGATAATGGTGAAGTCGTATTTCAAAATGACCTAACAATCTTTACTGTAAAAGACGGTAAGGACGCATATTCCCTAATTCCTTCAACTAGCAACGGTACTCAGTTTGTTAATGGGTATGGTATTTCTGCTGTAAGTTTGAAATTACTAAAAGGAACAGAACAACTTAACCTTGACGATTACACAATTTCATGGAAAATGAAACATGGTAATGAAACAGGGTATAGCGACTTCTCTTCTACCAACAAACAAATCTCAGTATCCACAACAGACTTTGTCAAGACGGCTACATATTACGCAACAGTAACAACTAAAAAAGGCGCATTAATCGCAACAACCGAAGTTACATTCTCTAACGTACAAGACGGCGCCGCTGGTACACCTGGTGCTGTTGGTCGTGATGGTCGTCAAACATTTATCCATATTGCTTATGCCAACTCTGCTGATGGTCGTAAAGACTTTCATGTAAGCGATGGTGCTAATAAGGAATATCTTGGTCAATACACCGACTTTGTACAAGCCGATAGTAATGACCCTACAAGATATACTTGGACAAAAATTAAAGGTGAGAAGGGTGACAAGGGTGACCGTGGTAATGATGGTATCGCTGGTAAGAATGGTGTAGGTCTCCGTTCTACAAATATCACTTATGGTATTTCAGACAATGAGAATACACAACCTGCTAACTGGACTGCTCAACCTCCGACTCTTGTGAAGGGCAAATGTCTTTGGACTAAAACTCAGTGGACATATACTGATAATACAAGTGAGATTGGTTATCAGAAAACACTTATTCCAAAAGATGGGTCTAATGGTACAGACGGTCTTCCAGGTAAAGATGGTGTTGGTATTATCAATACTACATTACGTTATTGTAAATCTAACAATGGCATGAATAAGCCTGAAGGTCGTATTGTCGCATCTTTCCCAGATGAGATTAGACCGTCTCGTACAATCATTGATAACATTGTTATGACTGGCAAATTTGTTCGTCTTGAGCAAGGTAAGACTTATATATTATCTGCTGAGACGAATGGTGTGTGGACTAACATTCATAATCTTGAGCAAAATAGTAATAATGCTACTCTCTGGATTGTAAATCCTACCTTCTCAACTTGGGCTATTATATCAGACTCAAATACAGGAATGGGTACAAAATACACCCACAATAGACCTACAGGTGATTACGAAATTCGTATCAATAGTTATCACAACGGTAATATCACTTGGATCAAGAATATTGTGTTTGAGGATGGTACTTGGACTCCCGATATCCCTATTGTGAATCCAGGCGAGTTCCTATGGACAAGAACAACTTGGTTCTATTCTGACGGGACTACCGAACAAGGATATTCAGTAGCTAAGATGGGTGAAACTGGCCCTAAAGGTGACCGTGGTGAACAAGGCCCTAAAGGTGTAGACGGTCGTAACGGTAACGATGGTTCTCCTGGTCGAGATGGTAAACCTGGTAAGGATGGTGTTGGTATTAGACAAACGACCATTCGCTATGGTATATCTGATTCAGATAAGACTGAACCTACAACTTGGACCGAACAACCTCCTACTCTTGTGAAAGAGAAATGGTTCTGGACTAAGACAAGCTGGTCTTATACTGACAATACAGTCGAGACTAGTGTTCAGAAAGTCTATATTCCTCGTAATGGTAACGACGGTCTTAACGGCATCCCAGGTAAAGACGGTGTTGGTATTCGTAGCACGGTTGTTGATTATGCTGTCTCTAACGATGGTGTAAACCGACCAACTGGTGGATGGTCTAGACAAGTCCCAACTGAGAAACTTAACTTCACTTGGATGCGTATGACCTTGACTTACACTGATAATACTTCAGAGTCTGTCTACACTGTGTCTAAGAACGGACAAGACGGTAGACCTGGCCGTGATGGTATTAATGGTCTTCAAGGCCCTAAAGGCGATCAAGGGCTTCCAGGTCGTGATGGAGTAAATGGTGTTTCATCTTACACACATATTGCGTATGCTGATAATCAAAATGGTGATGGTTTTAGTCAGACTGACGTTAACAAGCTTTACATTGGTATGTATGTTGACAATATTCAACAAGACTCAACCGATAAAAGAAAATATCGTTGGACTAAATGGCGTGGTCAAGACGGTCAAGCTGGGGTTCCTGGTAAACCAGGTGCAGACGGTAGAACACCTTATGTCCATTTCGCTTATGCTAATTCCGCTGACGGTCGTTCTGATTTTAGTTTAGTTAATACTAACAATAAATTCAGGTACATTGGTCATTACACCGATTTCGAATCTGCCGACTCTAGAGACCCAAGTCGATATTCTTGGATTGATATGACTGGTGGTATTGTTATCGGCGGTGATAATCTTGTTAGAAACTCAGCATTTCCTAAGAACCTAAACAATTGGGGGTATTGGGAAATCGGACAAAATCCAAGAAAGTTAAGTGTAGCTAAACATGGATTTTATTACAACAACACAAGAGAAATGTTTTTATTGTCTAACGATACTAACGGCGATGTTCCTGCCACAACTAGACGATTCCCTGTTAAACGCAATACAACATATTCTCTTAATGTGTCAATGTTTGGTACAGATAATCTTAAAAAGGTCGATATTTACTTCTTGGGTCGTAAGATTGGTGAAACTCAATCGTATACAAAAGTTGTAAATGTTAAATCAATTAACGGTTCGCCATCTACAACTCAAGTTGTACGATTCGAAAACATATTCAATTCTGGTGAATGCGATGAAGGTTTTGTCCGTATCGATAACGCAGGTCGTACTGATAATGGCAAGTCTATGTTATTCTTTACCGAACTAGATGTTTATGAAGGAGCTACACCTCGTGTATGGCAAGCATCACCTTATGACTTGTCCGATGTAATTGAGACTAAAGCTGATTCAACTCTAACTAATCAACAACTACAACTTCTTGCTGAACAAGATGCTAAAATGCGTGCAGAATTACAAGCTAAGGCTGCAGCAGATGAACTTCAACAATGGGTTGTAGATTTTAAGAATTTCCTTAAATCATCAGAAGCTAATCGTGTTAAAGCTGAAAGCGACCTAGTAACTCAATCACAACGTATTGTCCAACTCCAAACTGCTTTGGGCGATATGGCGTCTAAGACAAGTTTTATCGATTCCTTCATTACGCAATCTAATGAAGGGTTTACGATCGGTAAAACCGATGGGTCAAGCTCAATCATGTTCTCACCAGCAGGACGTATTTCTATGTTCTCTTCTGGTAAAGAAGTCATGTATATTGATAAAGGTATGTTGTATATTGACAATGGTACTTTTGTTAAAACTATTCAAGTAGGTCGTTATAGGACTGAACAATATTTCGCTGACTTGGATATGAACGTTATCCGATATGTCGGTGATATCAATGTGGGAGGTAACTAATGTCAGAACATTGGAGTAATGACGACCGAGGGTATCGGTTAAAACTATGGGTCGATTTAACTAGTCAAAGTAGTGAAAAGAATATATCGACTTATAGACTTCGGTTATTCTTAACATCAAGAGGTTGGTCATTTAGCGGATATAATTGTACAGGTTATATTCAATTCGATGACCGACAAATTCCTTTTGCTTGTAGTGCTATTAATCCTAATAGTGATATTACACTTATTGACCAAGATGGACATAATCTATGGCACAACTCAGAAGGTGTTAAAACTGCAAAAGTTAGTGTTGTATTTAATGGACAAGGTGGATATTCTCCAAATCGATTGGAAATTGCTCCTTTTGATTTAACACCACCACCTTTAGCTCTTGCGTCAACGTCTGTTGAAGAACGCTATGATGGGTATTTTGGTCAACCATTAACAATCAATATCAAACGTCAGAAAGATAATTTCAAGCACAAACTTCGTTTTGGGTTTGGTTCTGTATGGCGTGATATTGCGACTAATGTGGATACTACATACACATGGACAATTCCTACGGATATTATCAACCAGATTCCGTCTACTGCGACGTCTGGTACTGGTGAAATTGATATTGAAACCTACAATGGCAGTAATAAAATAGGATCTACAGTTCGTGTGCCAATCCGTATTCACGTTGCTCCACAAGGTAGTTCATCTAAACCAACATTTACTGATATAGAACTTGTTGAGACAAATCAAAACGTCAAGAATGTTTTAGGAACACCTAATGTATTCTTACAAATCTTATCAAACATACAATGTAATTTTAAAGATGTTGTTGGTAGTTTTGGTGCATCAGTCAATCGTTATCATGCGGAAATTGTAGGTAAGAACTTATCAGTAGATTCCAACAATGGTAAGTTTGGTTTAATGAATTTTGTAGGCGATATAACTATATCTGCTTATATAATTGATGAACGTGGTATTAAATCCGATATCAAGACCAAAACTGTAAAAGTGTTACCATATTTCTCACCTACAATCTTATTTACAGCAGAACGTGTTGGACAGAATGCGTCTATAATCAATACAAGAACGACTTGTAGAGTAGCTAATCTGAATATCAATGGTAGTCAGAAAAACAGCATTACTGTTCGATTTTCAACGTCCTCAGATGGAGGTCAAACATTTACGCTTAATGGTGGCGATGCAGATTTTGCATCTAATCAAACAATGGAAGCTGTAAATAGACTTGCGTCTTTACGGGGAGACTTTACACCTAAATCATCTTTTGTTATTCGTGCTACTATCTCAGACAAGTTGTCACCTCCTGTATCATATGATTACCCAATAGGAACTGAAGAAGTTGCTATTTCGTATCATCGAGAAGGTGTCGGTATTGGTATGGTGCATAATAATAAAAATTATCGAGTACAAGTGGCACCTGGTGATGTAAGTATCGAAGCTGGTGTTTATCGAATTAAAGATAAAGAAATCCAAAATCATCAAATTACTGAAACTAATGGTACTTGTATTAAATATAATTCTGGCGATGCTAACAATATTTTAAAGACAGGTTTTTACAATGTTAATAATTGTAGTAATATGCCTAATAATGATTTGCAATGGTGGTATCTTACGGTTATTGCGAATGCAGATACATATGTTATGCAACAAGCTAATTCATTCTTTAATGACAAGATTTACACAAGACAAAAACGTGGTAACCAGTGGTCTAACTGGGTTGCATTACAACAGGAGTCCACCGTTGTTAAGAAAGAACCTGAATGGGTTAAAATACAAGGCAATAATGGGTTATATTGTATGTATAAACTTATTGATAATGTCGTCCATTGTAAACTAATAGCAGATCCATTTACTGAAACTGGTAACTGTAATGTTAAATTCCCAGATGGATTCTGTAAGAATTTTATTGGTTCGCTTATGCTATCTGCCCCATATTACACTACAGACCCAAGAGACCTAATTATGTTGCAGTTTAACCCCGATGGTTATCTACACCTACTTGGTGCACAAAAAGGAAAAACATTAAAATATGTATTTACATTCGCTATCTAGAAAAGGAGGTTATCATGAGACTTAATACAAAAATTGCATTGGCTGGCCTCGTCGGCACAACTACTATCGGATTGGCTAATATGAGTGAACATGCTGAGGCACGTACTCACA